CACGAAGATAGCAACAGCAGAACAGTGGATATAGTTATTACGGAAACCAGCAGAGCACGCCACAGCCATGACCAATACTGATTGCCTCAGATGATACTACTGTTATTGCATCTCTGCAACCTGCCTCACACCTTTTGTCCGGTACTGCGCTATACTAGCATCAGCAGTGCCCTCAGCCGGTCAAACAGGCGAAACGCAAACTCAATCCCCGTTGAGACTCACATCACAGCGGCCTGACGGAGCACTGCCTCCGGAGACCTTATGTCCGTCACATACAAAGGCAGAACCATAGCACAGCCTGTGCGCTGCGCGAGGAGACACAATGAGGATAAGTGACATAACGCCTGACGTACTGCTCAGGGCATATGCCGCCCGTGGCTGGAAGCCCTTCACTGAGGGCGACTACAACCTCAACATCATCGGCATACGCGCCGATGACCGCAAGTCCAATACTTTCAATGACCTCATCTGCCTGCTGTACAAAACCGACGGCAGATGGGTACTCAGGAAGTACGCGGCGACAACTGACCCCGGCCTGTACTACAGGCAGAACCCGCTTAATCCCCGCGGAACAGCAATCCTCAAGGACGGGTACTACCGCGGCGCGTTCGGCATCGGCCTGCATCACGGGCAGTACCGCTGCCTTGTGCAGACCAAGCCCCTGCCGCTGTGGCGCGACGGCAACAGGGATGGAGTGCTCGATTTTGGCGGAAAAGTTTCGGAGGAGATGGCGGACATCCACATCCACCGCGCGTCAGCCTCCGGCACTTCAAAACTTGTCGACAGGTGGTCAGCAGGCTGTCAGGTGATAGCGTCATCAGCTGACTGGGCTGACTTCATGCGCGTTGTCGATATTGCGGCAAAACGCTGGGGCGGAGTGTTCAGCTACGCGCTGTTCAGGGAGCAGGACCTCGGCAGGAGTCTCTCGGGCTCTCAGGCCGGCGGCGTCACGGCGCTCTTCGTAGGAGTTTTGGTGATGCTGGCGATGGGGCTCGCCATTGCGTTTTTCAGGGAGATGGTGCTGTGATTATTGACAAGAGAGACTACTACAACCGCGGCAGGATCGAGGCGATAGACGCCATCGAGAGCGCCTGCACCGGGCTGACGGGCTTCGAGGGCTTCCTCACGGGCACCTGCCTCAAGTACCTCTTCCGCTGGAGGTGGAAAGGCACGGCGCTCGCTGATTTGAAGAAAGCGAGATACTACCTCGACAGGCTCATCACTGAGCAGGAGAAAGCTCTCGGCATCGAGCACGCCGAGTCTATCCCAGAGCACTTCGGGCAGGACATGTCGGCGATGGCGGAGGATACGAAATGACCGAGTTCTGCCCGCTTCCGCTCGACACGGTAACAAAGCGCCGCTTCTGGGAGTCTCTTGACAACCGCTCGCGGAGCCTCCTCAGCGACCGCCCTGATGTGCTTGAGCGGATTTTTGACTCGGTGAGAGTCCGCGAGCGGTATCAGGCGGACAGCTGGGAGCGGCAGTGGAAGCGAAAAGAGTGGAGGCGCGTATGAGCATCAGGCTGATAGCTTACCTTTCCGCCGCCGCCATCGCCGCCGTTGTCTTTGCCTACGGCCTCGGCAGGTGGCAGGGTTCCGCGGCGGAGAGACGCACGTGTGAGGCTGAAATCCATGCCGCGGAATTGACGGCAGAGCGGCAGGCGAGAGACGCAGAGCGCAAGGCGCAGGAGGCGCAGAATGGCATCATCCAGGATTACGAGCATCAGATTGCTGACTATCGCCGCACTATCGATAGCTATGTCGACGCTGACCGGCTGTCAGACACCGGTACCTGTCCAAAACTGCCCAAGGCCTCCGGCGCTCAGCCCGGCCTTGTCTGCTATACCCGAGCCGACATACAGAGAAAAGTTGCAGAGAGTCTGGCTCTCGCAGCCGAGTGCGACGAAATCGCAATCAGGTACGGAGCGTTAGTGAGGGCGTATGAGTCAGTCAGAGCCGACCGCTGAGGAGCTGGAGGAACATGGGAATACGCGACATGCAGAGGAAGATCCGCGCGCTGAAGGCGGACATCGAAGAGGCCGAGGCCGCCGAGGACTTGTGGCCGTGCCCGCCGAACGAGAAGAGGATCGTGTACTTCCGCGAGCTGCTGGAGTACTACGAGGCTGACCTTGAGGCGATGAGGGAAGCACGCCATAGAGTCAAAAAAGCGGATTTTTGATCCTTACGGAGTGCGGAAACGCGGATTTCCGCGGTTTTAAGTCAGGATAGGCTCAGAAATGATTTTAAGGAGGCGTCATGACACCAGCAGAAGAAGCGCGCCTGCGCATGAGGCTCGCAGCACTGGAGGCGGACAAGCGTCTGCTTGACGCTATCGACCTGGCGAAGAGGCTGAAGGCGGCACAGTGCCAGCTGAGGGAATTTCGACAGAAGAGGATTAAGGAGAAAGGAATGCACATCACAATTCACCCGCTCAGGGATAACTTCATCGCGCCAAAGTACAAGACCAAAGGCGCCGCCGCTTTCGACCTGTACCTTCAGGACGATTTGTATCTCACTCCGGGAGAGCCCGTCAAAATCAGCCTGGGATTTTCTGCCGACATCGAGGACGGGTACAGCGTGCAGATTATCCCGCGCTCCTCGGCCGGCATGAACTGGGGCATCAGGCTGTGGAACACGGTCGGCCTTATAGACTCTGACTACAGGGGCGAGTGGTGCGCAGTCCTCGAGAGCGCGAAGCCTGTGCAGTTCCGCCGCGGCGACAGGCTCCTTCAGGCTTTTGTCACATGGAGCTTCCGCGCCGACGGCATAGACGCTGATGACACAGAGCGCGGCACGCACTCAGGATCTACAGGGAGGTAGCATGGCCATGACAATTGATGAGGCCATCAGGCATGCCGAGGACAAGGCGCGGGAATTAGGCTGTACCGAGTGCGCACAGGAGCACAGGCAGCTTGCAGGATGGCTCCGGGAGTTGAAATTCAGGCGTAAACAGCAATTAAAATCTGACGCTATCAGATGGCGCGCTGATAATGCGGCGCGCAAAAAAAGACATGTTTTTATTATTTATTGACATTTAGGCGTGAAAAGGTTTATATTATGAATGCGCTAATGCCGCGGTTTTTCCTTATGTTTCTACGGATCGATCCATGGCGCATTCCTCAACAGCGGGCCAGTCACCCGCTGTTTCTTTTTTTTTATTCCGGTATTTTTCGCAAAAGCAGCGCAAGACCTATCGCGCCGATATCTA